TTTTTTGACGCCTACTTCAGTACTGCTTTCTAATGCTATTCCAAAAACGTCTGCACTACTTGCTGATGATTTAGCACAACCATTATCAGTTGCAACTAATCTGTCGCCTTTGTTTACTGCACCTATGACATTAACTTGTAATCTACCTTTTAATGCAACAAATTGTCCGCCTGCTAAATGTGCATTCATCATGTATGCTGGACTTGGAGATATAACACCTAATGCTCTATCACCTTCTTTAGCGGCTGTTACTTCTTGTGGGCCGCCAACACTGACAACTGTTCCATCTTCATAATTTTTATCTGTTAAATATTTTTCTGCTAAGTCAGCGTATCTTGCTGAAGTTGCAGTTCCCTCAAATAATACAGCCTCTAAGTTACCTGCACTATCTCTTGCTGCTACTGTACTTGCTACTGGATCTGTATCAGCAACTCTATAAGTACCATCAACAGCAAGTTTATCTGCGTTGTCTGCTATACCTATAAATTGATTTGCTGTGATATCTCCATTTACATCTCTAACTGGAATAGTTGTAACTAATGGACTAGGTATTCCAATTGACGGAGCAATATTGTTAAGGTTGTTTGCATTAGAAGCAGTTCCTGTTACGTTACCACTTACGTTACCAACTAGTGTTCCTACAAGTTGTGCACCTGTATAACCAATTTCTTTAGTTGATGCATTAATCATTACCTGTGTGTCATTAGCAAGTACATTTCCTTTAACTGTACCTGTAACGTCACCTGTAACATTACCTGTTAAATTTGCTGTAATAGTTTGTGCATAAATGTCTTTCCATTTATACGTAGCCTCACCTAAATCAAATGTTGCACTTGTACCTGGACGTAAAGATGATAAAGTTACTTGTACAGTTTTATAATCAACACCGCCATCTGTAACAACTAAGTCAATTGGGTTTCCTAACAAACTGTTAATTCTAGGTTCGTCAGCACTGTTTACAAATATATGTAAATCTCTTTGATCACCAACTTTAAATCCTGGGTCATCATATAATACAGTGCTTGTAAATTCAACTGTACCTTTAGTAATATAATCGCTTGCTTGTAATCCACCAAGTCTTAATGCATTTGAAGATGTTCCCCAATACACATAATCACTTGCACTAATTCCATTCGTATCTGTATTTGCAAGTGTTAATCCTTTTTTGATTGCTGTAAAGTCAACAATTGGATTTACTGAACTGTTTAATGTAAATGCTGTTTGTGATGCAATGGCAACAGTTTTTCCACCTGCTAAAACTTTAAGTATAGAATGGTTTGCATTACCGCTGTCTTTTACAACTTGTGCTACAACACCACTTGTACCTAAGTCTGGACTTGCTTCAGGACCTATTAAAATAAATGAACCGCCATCATAAGCATACATTTGTTTTGCTGATGTATCCCACCAAAAATCACCTATGCCTAATCCGCCTGGAGCAGTTGCACTTATTTCAGCGCCTGATGCTGATTTAAATTTTGTGCCATCGTAAAATTTTAATTTTTTGTTTCCGCTATCATACCAAACCTGTCCTTCAATTGCTTTAGGAGGAGCAGTAGTATTGGCAAAGTTTTCAAGTATGTGTAAGAAATTTTCGTTTTGTACTTCACCATATCCAGCATAATTTTTACCAACAAATCTTAAATCTGTGGTTGTATCAATAGTACCATCCGCTACAGATGTTAAAAAAGTTCCGTTAAATTTATCTACTTGATATGCCATGTATTTTTCCTAGTTTGTAACTATATTTATTCAATATCAACAACTCTCTGGGCTGCTGCTTCTCGTTGATTTTCAAGTTCTGTGTATTGTTCTTCAGTTAAAGTTGTAGCAATACCAAGGTGTTTTTGCCTAATATGACGTAATACCTTCCAGTCTGTTGAATTTAGAAATTCTCTCTCTTGACCATTAGATTCAATTGTATTTTCACGTCTAACAACCTGTTCTGTTTTGAGTGTAACACTCTGCGTTGGAACATCAAAAACATGTGTTCCTGCTTCTAGTTGATCAGCCTTTTCATCAGTTATTTCAACAACAGTTACACCTGATGGTACTTCAGGTTCATAACTCATTAATGATGTTACTTCGCCGGCTTCTATACAGATATATTTCATATTAACTCCATACTCCTAAGTAATTAGCCGCAGGTTTGCTTCTTTGTTCTGTGTTTTGTACATATACTCTTATTCTATTACTCAAATATGTGTATGTACATCTTAAACTATCGTTACCATCTACACCACCTGCATAATGAATAGTTCTTATTGATGGAATAAATGCAATTAGGTTGCTCATAGATTTTCCTGCCGGTGGATACACATCAAAATAGTTAGATCCATTATTAAAACTACCTACTTGGTTAGTGTAACCTACTGCTGACGATGATCCTGAAACAATTGTATATCCAGAACTAGCATCAACATACTGTTTTGTAGCGGCGTGCATTGAACTTGTAGGATCTGCTGAAAGCGTTAACCTACCTGTCATTGTGCTGCCTGCTTTAGCAACTGCATTTGTATCTGTTGCTGTTACTGTGATGTTTCCACTGTTATCAAATACAACACCATTTATTGTTCTGCTACCACTTAGTAAACCTGCTGTAGTTGCTGTTGTTGCATTGCCTGATAATGATGCAGTAATTGTGCCTGCTGCAAAATTTCCGCTGCTATCTCTTGCTACAACCTTACTAGCAGTGTTTGCTGTGTCTGCATCAACTGCCCAAGTTTGTGTTGACAATCCATCGTAATTACTTCCTGTGATATAATTCCCTGAAATAATCTCTGCTAAACTAGGTGCACCCCATTGTACTGTTGTACCTGTGGATTTAAGCACTTGGTTAGCCGCTCCGATAGGAAGCAACGCAGTTGCGCCAGACGCAGTCTGGTAAGCAACGGAGCCTGCGGCTCCGCCAGCGATGTTGGTAGCGGTTGTTGCCGAAGTGGCTGTATCTGCATTACCAACTAACGCACCATTGAATGTATTTGCATGAACATTGTCAAATCTTTTTGTACTTTTACCAAGGTCTAGTGCTTCATCTACATTAGGAATAATTGCACCTTTTGGTCCATATCCTGATGATACTGAACTATCTGGTGAGATTAAATCAACTACTGAAGTATCTGTACCATCGTCTGCAACTAATCTCATTAAACGTGTTGCTGTTGTAGTTGAGCCAGCACCGCCTGCTGCAATTGTATGGTTAGTGCTTACAGTAATTGTACCGTTTACTACTAGACTTGTAAGTGCGCCTACGCTTTCTAATTGAGAAGTTACAACGTTTGCTGCAAGTGCAGTATCAGTAAGTGTTCTTGCACTTGCTGGAACTGTTACATCAGTAAGTCCATCAAAAGGTACACCGTTGATATCTCTTGCTGTTCTTAATTTTGTTGCACTAAACGCATTACCTGTTAGAGTTGCGCCTATAAATGTGTTTGCTTCAACTATATCAAATCTTGATGTGCCTGAGGCTGCTGTTACGTTACCTGTTACGTCGCCTTCTAGATCAGCAGTTATCAAACCTGCACTGAAACCTCCACTGGAGTTTCTTGCTACAACTTTTCCTATTGTATTTACTGACGTTGCATCAACTGACCAATTTGTTGTTGCACTTCCGTTAAAGTCATTACCTGCAATATAGTTGCCTGCAGTTAGGTTGTGTGTTGTAGGAGCAGTAATATCAATATTTTGTGTTCCGTCAAATCCTACACCGTTTATCTGTCTAACAGTTTTAAATGCTGTAGCAGTATCTGCATTTCCTTTTAGAGCACCGTTGACAAAATATGCAGAACTTAGTGTAATGCCTGTGTCAACTGTAGTAAATCCTGTAATTGCTGCACTAGAATCTATTGTAAATGTATTTGTTGATACTATACCAACCGCAATGTCAGCAACAGTAATTATTATTACTGGATAATCTGTACCTGTATCTGCTCTAAGTGTAGTACTTCTTGCTCTAGTAACTCCGAATCCTTCTGCTGTTTCTGGACCTATAAATACCCAACTTGTTCCGTTGTATGTGTATAATGTGTTTGATCCTGACTTGTACCAAAACGCTCCTGCTTGTGGGTCAACTGGTGCTGTTGCTGAAATAGTTGCTGCACCAACTTCTGACCATTTAGTTCCGTCGTATATCTTGAGAACAGGACCTGTTGTGTCCCACCATAACTGGCCGCTTAGTGGTTTATTTGGAGCAGTGGTGTTAGAAAAATTTTCTAATAAAAACAAGAAGTTTTCGTTTTGGATTTCTCCATACCCTATGTAGTTTCTACCAACTAGTGTTAAACTTGAGGTAGTATCAATTGTAGAGTCTTGCAACGTTGTAAACGCTGTTCCATCACTTCTGTTAATTACGTATGCCATATTCGCTCCTGATCACCTATGGTAATGACACTTCAGACACAAACGACCATGCACCTGCTACAAGTTGGAAAGTTTTAATAACTCTCAAAGTTGTAACTGCTGGTGCAGCAACTGTCGCTGTGCTAAATGCAAGTTGTTGTAAGGCAGATGCTGATCCGCCGCTTGTTAAATCAAAGTCATCTCTTGTTTCTGATCTTAATGGATTAATTTCTAAACTTGTTGTACTGTTTTGTAATGTTGTACATAATATTCTTGCAAGTGTACCATTTCTAAAATCTGCAGGTGGTGCTAATTGTGTTAGTATTGTACCTGAAATATAACTGTTAGGTTTACCATCCGATAAGTCCATGCTAAATGCAAGACTTCTAGTTTCAATAGTGTTATCAACATATTCTTTTGTTGCAGAATCTTGTGCACCTGTTGGATCTGCAAGTCCAGTAATTCTAGGTGATCCTATCAATGCAACATTACCTGTTCCGTTTGGTGCTATTTCTAAATCACTATCGGTAGTTAATGTTGTAATTCTTGGTTTACTACTACCACTATCAGTTTCTAGTTTAAAGTCCGCTGTTGGAGGACTAGCGCCAATGTTAACAACGTTCTGTGTACCAAAAGAAGTAACACCTGGAATAGCAGTAATACCTGTACCTAGGCTTGTTCCATTAAGAACTGTAACACCATCAATCTTAAATGCTTTTCCTGTAGCAAGATTGATATGTTCTGAACTTGTCCATGCTTGTGCTGCAAGAGCTGGTGTTTTTGCTGTTGCTGTTAAACCTAAATTACTCCAAAGCAACACATGATCTACATTTGCTGCTGGGCCTTTAAGTACTATACCACCGCCATCTGCAACTGTATCTGAATTTGTTGCAGTATCTCCGGTGTTTGCTAATTCAATCTGTTTGTTTTCAACTACTAAGTTTTGTGTATTAAGAGAAATGATGTCACCATCTTCAATTGTTAACTGTCCTCTAATAGTTGTATTACCTTTTATTTCAACACTTCCGCCAAATACTGCTTCACTGTTTGTAAAATTTTCATAGAAACTTACTTTTCTATCAAGCGAATTAACTACAAACGCTTCTTCTTGAACAATACCTTTTCTTACGTTAAAAGTTATTCCTTTATCTGATGCTGTATTACTAAAGAACAAGTTACCATCAGTAACTGTAATGTTACCTTGGTCACCTGCACCAAATACAATTCCTAAATCTGAATTGATTCTAATTTGTCCTGCAAACTGATTTGAAGTATCACGTCTTGCATATGTAGTAGCATCAACATTACCTAGTTTATCTGCATTTGTAGCAGTTACATCAAATTTTATGCCTGCAAGTGTACCTTGATTAAATCCAGGGTTTATACTTCCAGTAAATCCTTCAATAGCATTCTTAGGTGTAAACGAATCTTTAGAAAATATTCCTAATAAAACTCCGTTGTTGTATAAACTTGTAATTACACGTGTCTGGTTAAGTGAGTCTAGTACACTTGTAACTTTGACTCCGCTTAATCCTTGTAATTCAGAATAATCAGGACCTAAAAGTATTATGTTTGCACCATCAAAAAAGTATAACTGTTTGTCTGTATCATTAAACCATAAGTCACCAACACCTAGTGTTGTAGGCTGGGCGTTACTAATTGTTGCAGAACTTACTGGTACAAATGCTGTACCACTGTATACTTTAAGTTTGTTTTCTGTACCGTCAAACCATATTTGTCCTTTGATAGGATTACTAGGTTGTGTTGTACTTGAAAAGTTTTCAAGTAATTTTACAAAATTTTCATTTAGTGATTCGCCAAATCCACTATAGTTTTTACCTATAAGTGTTAGATCAGTGGATAGCGTATCTATCTGGCCGTCAGCAACTGTTGCTACAATTGTTCCGTCTGTTTTATTAACTTGATATGCCATTCTTAGTTCCTATGTCGTTGTAAATGCAGGCGGACCTGATCTAATTATATAATTTATTGTCAAGTATGGATTCATAATACCAACTGGTGAACTTAAAGTAGTTCCTGTAGGAGTTTTAATTGGTCCTGAGTCTGGAAGATACTGTGCTTCACCTGGGTTATTTGGTCCTCTACCTGATGTTGAACTTACAGTTGGTGCAGTATCAACTCTTACCGCAGCAAATTGTTCTCCATCTGCAACCATACTGTGTGTATGATCTGGTAAGTTAGAAAGACCTAATGTAACAGAACTACTTCCGCTTGATGCTGAAAGTGTTTCTGGTTCAGTACCACTGATTCTTGCAGGAACCGGTGAACCGCCACCGTTATCAACAAACCCGCCTACGTCATTTGGTACAGTAATATTGTTGTCCATGTTATGACGTCCAAGAGCAAATCTACCTCTTAGGTCCGGAATTCTAAAAGTTTTTCCTGCGGCACCATTTAGTGCTGCTGATCCGTTATATGTTGTTCCTATAATATCATAAAGTGCTCTGAACTTTGCAATTTCAACTTCACCACCATCGCAAAGTAAGAAACCGTATGGCACATTTGCTCCTGCATATGGAAGTATTCCTGCTAACGGTATACCTAAATCACCTACAAACGTATCTCTGTCTTGTTTTAAAAGTCCTGTTGATGTGCTTCCTGTTAAAGGATTAGCTCTATAAACAAGTATTTGATCATTTTCACCTGAAACAACTGGTAATGGTTCATTTTTACTTGTAATAATATTTGCTGTTAATTGTGTATTAAAAACTTTTGGATCGCCGATACCGTCAAAAGTAAATCCACTTGATACAACATCGCCTGCCATTGTAAAGTTAGTTACATTTTTTAGGTTTGTTGACGTATTAGCATTTCCTGTAATGTTACCGCTGATAGTACCTTGTATTTCATCAGCAATTACTTTCTTGGCTTTAATGTTATTCCATCTAAGTGCATCAGCACCTAAGTCATAAGTTTCATTAGCATCAGGGTATATATTAGTTGCACTAATTGTTCCTGTTACATTTAATCCTTGTCCTACACGCAATGTTTTCTTAATAGAAACACCGCCTTCTGTACGTATTGCACCAGTTGACAAGTTAATAGCATCATTTGTATTAGAAAGAATTATACTTCCTGTAACACCTATGTCGCCACCAACGTCTAATGCATTATTAGGAGCAGCAATATTAATGCCAACCTTATCGTCAATAACTCTTAGAATAGTATCAGGAATACCATTTCTGTTAATCTGTAAATCTATCGAACTACCTGCTGCACTATTATAAATTTTTGATGATGTAGCAGAAGTAGTTAACTGGAAGTTACCATCAATACCAATAGTAATACCTGTATTACTTCTAATATTAAATCCTTGTTCAGTAGTATTAGTAGTATCACTTCTTAAAAATTTTCCTGCTGCAACTTCTACGCCACCAATATTCAATGCATCAGCATTCTTAGCAGTTCCTATAAGTTTAGGAAGTTCTCCTCCTAAGAATATTGTTGAAAATTCTGTTTCTTCTGCAGCGTTTGCCGGTGTTGCAATATTTAAACCTGATTTGATTTGATCAAATCCTTTAATCTCAATTTTTGGTGTAAATGAATCTCTAGATAAAATTACAACCGGTGTGTCTGCAATGTAAAATGTTAAAACGTTTTTGTCAAAGTTGTCTTGGTCAACAATTTTTTCTACTGCTGGTCCATATCTTTTACCATCAATTGAACTTTCGCTAGGTCCAACTAGCAACCATCTACTACCTGTATAAATTCTTAACTGTTGATTTGTTGTGTCAACCCAGAGTTCACCAACTTTGCTAGTTTGTACACTAGGCTCTGTTGGTCCTTTTTGAATGTTTGATGCTGCTTTCCAACTTGTATTATCATATAACTGTAAAACACCGTTTGTTGTGTCGTACCATAGTTGTCCTTCTACAGGATTTACTGGCTGATTTGCACTTGCAAAATTTTCTAATAAAGATAAAAAGTTTTCAGCAATGATTTGTCCGTAACCAGTTACGTTTCTTCCTGGAAAAGTTATACTTGTATCATTACTTGACGTATTATCAAAAACAGTAATTGGGGATTTGTTATCTCTATCCGTAAAATTTACAATATATGGCATTTATTATCCCTCATTAAATCCTGTTAAACTTTGTATTCTAACCGTGTAATCGATTTGAAGTAATCTATTCAGTGATTTTTGAACTGGGTGGAAAATAACATGTGTTAATAGTTTTCCGGCACCTGCAGGATTATATGATTTAATACCTAATTCATCGAAAACAAAGTTACCATCTAAATTTACACTATTATCAAATGCTTCTTGATCGTCTGGCTCACCGTAATCTAGTAAACATGATATAATAATATCACTGTAAGTAGCACCACTAATGTGTCGTACTTCCATCTTGTTTCTAGTTGGATCAGAGTTTGCAATTGCATTCTGGTCTACTATTTTTGTGTATGTTTGATTATATAAACTTGAATTAATACCAACTGTATTTGGAGTAAGATACGTTATTAATCCTGTAGGATCAACTGATGTACCACCACTACCAAAAGCCATTTCATAGATTGTACCTAAACCTTGATTAGATAATGCTTGCACCATTGCAACACTCATGTTTTCATAGTGAATTGCATTCCTTTTATCCTGGAAAACTTCTCCTGATTCAGGATCAAATATCTTAATATGTCCTTCAAAGTGAAACCCACCGGTTTCATTTACCGCTGGTTTTTTGTCTTCTTGTACTTGTTTTTGATTATCTGGCATATTTTTCTCTTCGTGTTTCATAGTGTATTTATTCAGGTAAACTGGTTGTCTTCGCAGCAATGAACTTACTAATTGCTGTATTATTATCTAATAGTGTAACTCCGTTACTTGCAGTAGTTAAACCTTTGTCATACCATGTGTTTCCTGTCCTTTTTATTACAGTTATACGTGTTCCTGCTGCTGGTGCTGTTGTTAACCTTATATAAGGATTAACACCGTCTGCAGCAAATTCTGCTTCTAATTCTTTATCTGCGCCTGGGCTTACTGGTCCAAGAGATTCATCGTATACAGTTAACGGTGTTTTACGCAGTCTAGTTCCGCCAACAAACACTTCTACTGTATCACATCTACCGTAATCTGTAGGAATTGTTGTAGCAGTCCATGTACCTACAGTACTCTTAGTTGGTACAAACTCTAACGGTCCTATTAGACTTGAACTTCCATCACTTACAAAATCAGTTCTTTCTTGACTGTCTGTATAAGGAATAACTTCATTTGGTCCAATATCAGCAACACTAGAACCTGCGGCGTGCAGTTCTTTAATTGCTGTGCCATTTACACCTCTACGTAATTGACTAATTGTATTGCCAGTCTTTTTAAGGTATTCTATTCTTTCTCCATGTATCTCAATAACACCTGCAATATTTCTGTTTCTTACAGGATTATATAAATTACTACCATCAGTAAGTTCTATCTTATCATCATAATAATTTAAATCTGAAGTTAAAGTAATTTTGCTATCTGTTGCATATCTATTGTATCTGTAAACATTTAGCATGTCTTTGCTTATTTCGTATGAGCTAGGTAGTTTGTAAATATCTGCACCAAAGGCTGTAATAGTAATTGTATCATTTTCATCTGAATCAACTTCTAAATACACAACGCCTCTTGGTAATGAGATAGTATAATCTGTATCTCTAACAAGTCTGACTCCGTTTTTGTAAACCCAAACATAAGAAATTCCTAGTGGAGCATACGGAAGTTCGTAATTAACTTTACCACCTGTATTTCTATCACTGTAAATTTCCATACTTGGATATTCGCTAAACCATGTAACTTCTAGTATATCTCCTGGGTTGTAAGATACCGAATCATCAATTACAATTCTGTTTGCACTAATAGAAAATTCAGCACGTAAATCATTTTCAATTTTTATTACGTCGCCTTTGTTTAAAGAATCAGTATTAATTGTTAAAAGTTTTGATGTACCATCATAAACATAATCTGTAATAAAAGTTTTAAGTTCACTGTTAATGTATACTTTGATATTTGCAGAAAGTATTGCACCAGATGCTTCTATAGGATCTTGTCCAATAATAAATGAATTTGTAACTCCATCATAAACTGAATAAACTGTGTCTGGTCCTTTAAGTTTAATATTATTGATTTCAACTACCATAGATGATATTGAACTTTCTCTAGTTAATTGTACAAAATTATCTAGGTCAACTGTTTTATCAGAAGTAAGTGTTGTTGTTTGTCTGTTTACTCTTACTAATCCTAGTTGTCCACTATCAATATTTGCGCTAGCCTGGAAAGCAACTATTTTAATAATACTATTTTTTGCAGGAATTTGCCCAAACTCTACTAGGCTTCTGCCAACAGTATCAACAGTGTCTGTGCTATCACTAAACACAGCGTCTTTTGCAACACCGTCAACAGTAACAAATATGCTACTTGTTAAACTATATGGTGCGTCTGTAAGATATAATCCTGTTGCTCCATCTGCTGTAAACTCTTGGTAATCTAATAATCCTACACCGCCAATTCCAATAGATATAATTTCAATTTTTTTGTCAGCCACAGGTGTAGTAAATTCTACAGTTGTATTTGTAGCAGTATAATCCGTGTTTAATACTTGCTTAATTCCATCTACATAAACCAACAACGAAGTATCTTCAATTATATCTTGTCCTATTTCATATATTGTAGTACTGCCGTCACCTGTAAAAATATTTGATTCAAGAGGTGCTGCGCCGTTGTTAGTTGTTTGGAATACTTTAATACTTAAATTGTCAAGTACCTGACCTGGTATATTCTCTTCTGGAGAAGGTACTTGATCTGGACCTATATACTGACCACCTGTAATTTTTATTTCTTCAACTGTTAATCCTGTTGCTGTTGCATATGCGCCGTCTATTGCAGAAAGAGATCCGCCAGTTAAATTGGTATCTACAATATTAGGATCTGTAATTGTTACTGCACCATCGCTATCAATAGGACGGAAAATTAATATGTCTCCGTCATTGGTTGTAACATAGGCTCCTATTTCAATTGTAGTTGTAGAGCCGTCACCTATAAATGTTGGCATTGCTGCGTTTCGATTAGTTATAAGAGAACTATCCCCAACTGCTGGTACTGCTGGTGATCCGCCTACTAATGCATCAACAACATATCCTGACACGCCTGTATCATTTTCGCCAAAGATACTTTCTATTGTGGCAAAATCTGGTTTGCTCAACACTGGAGCAAAGTATGTATTGAACAATGCATAACCTAATGGGTTATTTGCCAACATACCTGCTGGTGTCTTTAAACTATCATCCCATTCAGGACTAAGGGAGCCGCCATCCCAGTATACACTCATATCCCACATTGACCAGTTTACCAAGTAAGTGTATTCTGTGTATGCCACTGCCGCTTTCTCTGGATCTGTATTCCAATCAGGAGCATAACCACTTGGATCATATAATCCTGCGTCAATTGCTTCTTTCATAGCAAGATGTAATGCTGTGTTTTGCCAATCAAAACTTGGTTCATTACCAATTCTAATATCTGGATTCATTTCCACTGCGTCTGAACTACCAGGCACTGCACCTGGAATACCAAATGCGTGTATAGTGTGGAATATGTGTTCGAATATTTCTTCGATATCTCTACGCTGTGTTGGAGGATTGTTTCCGTTGATATTTTTATACCATACCATATCCTTTTGAGCAACACTGTCATTAAATGCTTGTAGTCCTGCATAACTTGCTATGCCGGCATCTTCTAACCAGTTAGGTGTATATGTACTTCCGCCGCCATAGCCAACTCTTTGCACTGTAGGTATTCCTGCGTGTTTTGTTCCTACGTCACCTTTTAGTGTTTTAAGAAAATTGCGTTGATGTGTAGTGTTAATGCCAGCACCGTTAGGATCAGTCATTAATTCAAATGTTCTTGCAGTTTTCTTTGCCCATTCATCTGGTACTGATAGTTGTCCGCCTACTGCTCCTGCAACAACAAGTTTCAATCCGTTAACAGTTAATGCCCTGTCAAACACTGTACCATTGTTCTCAGCAATTAATGCAC